TGCAGGGTTTGTATGTTGCAGCATATCATGGTGTTAGACTGTGCCTACACTTTCCATTTGACAAATATATCGAAAAAGAGTAAATTTTCAGGTATGGGGAATGTAATGACAATTTTAGAGAATGAACCAGAAGTGGCAACCGAACCCAAAGCCGAGCACGCAGCCGAGCAAGAAATAAGGCCCACAAGCAACACACAAGCCGCACAGAGCACGCGAAAAGAAATTACAAGGGATATTATACTCGAAGCTATCGGAATTACCGCAGCCGAATGTATCGCTTTCTCAAAAGTAGCCAAAAGACTCGGAGTTAACAAGTCAACCTTGTGGGAACGAATACATAATAACCCCGAGTTCGATGAGCTTTACGCGCGCGCAAAGATAAACCAGACCGATATCATGGCGGAGGAGATCATAGAAATTTCGGACGATACAGCAAATGATACCCTCCCCGATGGCCGTGTAAACCATGAGAATATTAACCGCTCAAAACTCCGCGTGGATAGCCGCAAGTGGATAGCCTCTAAGCTAAAACCCAAGAAATACGGGGAAAAGCTCGAATTGCAGGGCTCAATCAGCCACACCATCGAGCGCCCCCCGGACCTGCGCACCCTCACCGCACAGGATCTCAAGGCGCTCTCAGATATCCAGGCCCGGGCCGCCGGCACCCTGCCAGCACCAGGCCATGAGGATCCAGAACAGGGGAATATCGAGCGTGATAAAGCGCAAGAGGTTAAGCCTTTAAGCGTGAGGGAAATATCGACACGTGGCGAAAATAATGAAATATGGCTAATTTGAGCTATTTAAGCGCTAGTTAGGTTTACATAAGCTATATTATTAGACGTTATGCGCTTAACAAAAAAGCATGCTTTTTCCTGAACCGCTTAAACTCAAGGGATGTTTCCGGGTCGAGGCACGCAACCCCCTGCATCTTGAATCATAGAAAGAATGCTTTTTATTTTGTGACTCCCCCTCACGGGTCCCATTCCCATTTGGTCCCATCTGATATAATCCTTGACTTCATATATAGTGTAAACTATATTGTGAATATGAATCCGGAAGGCAAGAACCAATATACCATGTCTGATTACCGCCATATTACAGAAGAGGCTCTATCTTTGTGGAGTGACGAATTATACAGTCTTGCCATGATTGGTCGTGTTTTTGGTGTGAGTCGTGTTGCTGTTCGAAAATTTCTTCGCAGGCGTGGGATTGACACATCGAAGGGTGGGACGGAGTACAGTATGCCGTGCAAGTGGTGTGGGGTTGTTGTAAGGATGAACCGTGCGAGGCTGCGTTCGGTGCGGGAGAGTGGCCGTGGGGTGTATTGTTCGAGGAAGTGTTATTATGATTCGGTTCGGGGGGAGGGGTGATGGGTGCTCAGTGGACTGAGGAACAGGTGCGGGCGATGGATGGCAGCAACACGCTGCGAATGAATCGGTTTGGCGATAGCATGATTGATATGCTCAAGGAGGCTCAGATTGAGTTCAATAAGGCCAACAGTGCGTGGGTGGATGCGTCTAAAGAGAGGCTTGAGGAGTGGAAAGAGTTCTTTGGCTACACGCCACCTACCCGTTTTGAGCAGTTTTGTGACGAGTGGAAATACCGATTCTGTGAGGCTTGGGCGGCGTTGAGGGGGAGGCGGTGATGGGTGACACACTAAAAAAGGAGGTTTCTGATGGGTGAGGCGAAGCGGTACACGGTGGAGGAGATTAGTTGTCTGTTCAAAGAATTCAATAAGGAAATGTGTAAGAAAGGCTATCGTGAAATGAAGCCTGAGTTTATTGGATGGCTCAAGGAGCGTGAGGATAAGGCGGAGTTGCATCCGTTGGCGGTGAAGGTGGGGCCGTGGGCGTGGAAAAGATACAACTCAAGAGATGAAACAAACTGCTTCGGGTGCCTCAATAAAGATTCTTTTACCAAAGCCCTCTCCGACGAACTGAAGGCGCATGGGGTGGTGGTGTGGCCGGAGGTGACGGAAGACATGGTTGAAACGTGTATGTTACATCTTCCAAATCACACAATATCAGAATTTTTTCATTGGTTCCGCTCTGAATGCGCAGCCGGGAGGTGGGGATGAGGCGGCGAGTGCCTCCGGGCTGTTACGTGGTTCGTCCAACGTTGTGGGAGACATTGAAGAATATGGGTAGCATGCCACACTACGTGACTATTCCATTCAAGATACCCATTACCGGTCCTCCGATGTTTTCTCACTACCCTACTGATAGGTTTCGCATTTACTGTCACAACAGCCTTACGGCGTGTATTCATGAGCAGTTTCCTCACGGGGTTCCGGGATGATACGGGGTTCCGGGATGATAAAGGACCTGATGGAATTTATTCGTAACGGTGATGGCAGTCAGGAGTTTTTTGATGCATTGAGCGTTGATGCTTGCGAAAGGATTGAACGACTTCGTGGGGTAGATTTTAGTAATGTTCCGTCGATTGAAGAGGTTGCTGAGATGGTAAGGAAGGCGGTGGAGCGGAAGGATGCCATATGACTCGCGGTGGCCCGAAGGTGCTGGGGATGACCGACCGCACCTGCAAGAACTGCGCGTTTTGGACGCCACTTATAAGACAAGGCGAGTTTGACGGCCGTGCTGAATGGGAAGGCCAATGCTGTTGTGATAAGTTTGAGTATCAGAATTGCGTAAAAGACGGACTAAGGTATGATGATTGTGAATGCTACGGCGCCTCCTTCACCACCGGAGAGGATTTCGGCTGCATTCATTGGAAGGCCCATCGGGTGGAGGGGGGATGAAAGGGGGAGAGGGTGGATTTAGAAAAGCGATACTTTGACGGTGACGGGAATAAGTGCAACATTCTCCAAATGATCAAGATGTACCCTGAGTGGGCGGCAAATCGGTTGCAGATAGGAGAAGCGGCAATAGAAACATTGGCTGCAAGCCGCGCCACCGAAAGCAAGGTGGTTTCCATGCCCGAATGGATTGATTGTCCTGGTTGTGGGTGCAGTATTACTGTAAAAAATATTCGCTGTACTGCTTGTTGGGAAAAGAGCCGCGCTACTGAAAGCAATGGGGTGTGGATTGACAAAAACGATTCCATGCCGCAGAAAAACGAAAAAGTTATTTGGGGACGGTGGTCGTTCTACGATGATAAAAAATATTGGGCAGTGAAGGTTGCGTCATGCTGGGCAAAACACACGGCTGAGAGATTCACTCATTGGATGCGGATTCCAATGAAGGAGGCCGGGGAATGAAGTGCGAAAATGATTTGTGCGAAGCTCGAAGCAGTCACGGCGATTGCTGTTCTATGGTGTGGATGAAGGATAAAAAGGGTTGCCCGTATTTTCAATTATACGAGGCCCGTGCTGCCCTCATGGAGTGGGCGGAGAAGCAGATTAAGCAACAGATGGCTAAAGAAAAGCGAGTTGCTGAAAGTTGGAATCTTGAATATGATAATGCGTTAGACTTTCAAAACGGTTGGTATATAAGGGTGTGTTGGAGGAAAATGGTCAACGCCATGGCGCGTTACGCCAACCTGGAATTCATGCTTGAGAGGGCGAAGGAGGCCGGGAAAGAATGACCATAACAGCGAGACACATCAAAAGATGGTTAAAATATCCGTCTGGATTTGTGGGGGCTCAGTTTGGTCGCGGAACCATTGTGACGAAACACGCTCAGCGTTTAATGATGGAACACAACATTGGTTGGACTGTTGACAACCGAGAAGTTATACATGGGCTAAAAAATAATTTCGTGTTAAGGGCTGGATATTTACACCCGGGACCCAATCCAAAATGACCACCCCAACCCCATCCGATCTCCCTCCTGGAGCGGCAAAACTTTTACAGCTTGATCCTCGCTGGATAAAAGGTGCTTTGGCATCGAAAGAGCACATTGAGTTCATGAAATTCAATTGGCTTCGGAAGGATGAGCCATTCACTCCTGGTCGGCACACGCGGGAGATATGTGCGCGAATTGACAGGGCGTTGGATGAGTACAGGGCTGGGAAAACGGTGTATTTGAAGATAAAAGTGCCATTTCGCCATGGCAAATCGGAAATGGTTGCGCGGCATTTACCTCCGCGGTTTTTGGGTGAATTTCCTGATGCGGATGTGATAGTGGCGTCGTACTCGGCGAATTTGGCGGAGACGTTTTCGAGGGATGCGCGTCGGATGATTGAGGCGGAGGCTTACACCTACACGTACCCGGGGATTAGATTGGATCCGAAAAAGGGTGCGGCGAATTCGTGGGGGATAGAGCAGTATGACAATGAGAAGAAGAGGTGGCAGGCGACCATGTCTGCGATACACTACGTTGGGTTGGAGGGCTCGATTACGGGGCTTGGGGCGAAGCTGATAGTAATGGATGACCCATTTTCTGGCCGGCAGGAGGCTGAGAGTGAGACGATACGGAACAGCCGATGGGAGGCTGTGAAAAATGATCTGCTGACGCGGCGGGCTCCTCATTGCATTGTGGTATTTCTTGCTACGCCGTGGCACGTGGACGACATATTTGGTCGGATAGAAAGGGAGATGGATGCGAATCCGGAATTTCCGCGGTTTGAGGATTGGACGTTTCCGGCGTGGGAAGAGGATAAGAAGGGTGGCAGGGTGTATTTGCATCCCGAGCGGTATGATGAGAAATGGTACAAGGAGCAGGAAGCGACCTTGGGGCCCTACGGTACGGCATCGCTGCTGCTGTGCAAGCCTACCGTGAAAGAGGGCAATCTGTTGAAGATAGAAAACGTTCGGTACGTGGACAAATGTCCGGACGATATTGTTTATACGATTGGATGGGATTTGGCAAGCTCGAGGAAACAGCGGGTGAAAGACGATCCGGATTACACGGTTGGGATAAAGCTTGGGGTGCGGTGGCAGAAAACGGGAATAATGATAGACGGCAAGGAGCAGATGAAGCCGATTTTGTACGTGGATGACATGGTGCGCGGGAGATGGGAAGGGCCGGAGCGGAATTCGATGATCGTGGAAACGTGCATGCGAATGGGGCATTTGACCGTTGGGATTGAATCGTACGGGCCGTACAAGGATGCTTATACGACATTGAGCCAGATATTGCGTGGGCATCGGGTGGTGAAGAAGCTGCAGTTGGCAGGGGATAAGGTGGCAAAAGCTTCTGTGCTGGAAGCTCCGTTTGAGGCGGGGAACGTGTACCTGCGGCGGGCGGAGTGGAATCAGGATTTTTTGGAAGAGGTGGGTGAGTTTCCAGGCGGGCTTCATGATGATATTGTTGACGCGACTGTCGTAAGTTATTACTGCCATAACCCTTACGCGACATCGGTATGGGGCTCGACTGCCGGGAATGAGATGATGCACCCGTTCCGGATTGATTTTGAAAGACTGAGCGATGAGAGCACGCTGGTTGCATCAGAATGGGTAGATCAGAATATGAGCACGGCCGTTATCCTGGCTATGTGGAATGCAAAAATCGGATGCCTGTTCGTATTCGGCGAAAGACTGTACGACACACCACAACCGAAAATGGTGCTGGTCGATCTGTGCAAATACGTACGTATTCTGTCTGTGATAAAGGCGACAGGGCGGTGCCAGTTGAAAAATATGGAGCCGTTCACGTGGTTTGGAAATAAGGCGTTTTTTGGGAAGAGTGTGGTGGATGACCTGTCTATGTCGTACCTGCAGATGAATTGCAATGTGATTGAAAACGTTGGGTATGAGGAGATGGGCGCCATGCAGGAGGTCAATCGGCTGCATTCGAAGAAGCGGATATGGATTCACCCTCGATGCCAGGAGTTGTTGCGGCAGGTTGGGGAATGGTTTGTTGACGACAACCGGCCGGCAAAAGGGTATATCTGCGCCCGGGCTATGTGCAATATGGTTTCGGCCATATACGAGACTGGTATGGATGCAAGGCCAGAACCCGGGATGAAGCCGTATTCTGAGCAGAAAACGAGGTTTGAAAGGGAGATGAAAGGGAAGGCCTCGGAGTGGGAAAGGATGAGCGACGAGGATGTGCAAGACCTGATGGTGCGCGGACCTGCCGGGAGGTTTGATTGGATGTGAGGGTGGTATTGACAGCCGCTTCGTAATTACGTATATTATTGACTGAGTTAAGCATGTTGTAGTTCTTTTTCTGGCGAAAAGGAACTGCTGGGGATTTTGGTCCCCAGCGGCTCCTTTCCACCCTGTTCTTGCCCGTACCACTGCCTGACCCCGTTGGATTTTGCAGCTCCAGCGGGGTTTTTTGTACCACCATATATAGTATTTTCTTGACTTTGTACCCACAATTTATTATTGTATGTACGAAAAGGTGGTTAAAAGACCAAAAATGGACATAATGCGAATCAGGAACGTGAGATTTTCCAACAATGACTGGTTTCGTGTCAAAATGGCAGCTACGTTGGGGAAAATCAAAATTTCAGAACTTGTTCGGCGTGGCGCGCTTGCAGAAGCGGAATCCGTTATTAAACGGTTAAAGGCTGAAAAGGAAGCAAAACGGGTTAAGGTTGTTGCGGCGGCCCCAGATGGCGCGGCGGCCCCAGAGTTGAACCAGCTTCTTTCCAAGGAAATAGACGTATTTTAATGAATTTTAAGAAATTCGACAGAGAGCGCTCCCGTAGACAGGCGCAAAAATCGGCCGCGATGGACAGCCGGCAGCGGGCCGAAATGCAGATGCGGCAAAAGGCTATTGAGCAGGGACGCAAGGCGCTGGAGGATCATGTTCGAAAGCATGTAATGACGATTGTTCCTGCATGGTGCCGGGCCATTTCAGAGTGGGCCCCTCCTACCGTTTGGTTCACGTTTTGGGGAAAAATGACATGGATTGCGCTGCAGCCAGGTAAATTTGCCAGGTGGCTTATTTGGCGCATTTTCATCCGTCCTGGCATTTGGATCCAGCGGCACGTGTGGCAATGGGGTTGTTACACGGAAATCGAGCCCATTGACGACCGGATTATTCAGGTGTCAATTCATCGCTGGTTTACGTGCCGGTACCGATGCCGGTTCAATATGTTCACGGGGATTGCGGATCAGGAGGAGGTGTAGATGGTTGAGTTGTGGATAAAGTGTTCGTGTGGAAAAGAAACAAGCTACGTAAAAAGCACTGGAAAAAGCGTATCCATAGACCTTGCCCCTGGATACAACGGAGAAGATGCCAGAGTTTCATTTACGTGCAGTTGCGGAAGACAAATTTCTGTAATTGGACGTCTGTCGGTGGAAAAAAAGGAGGAGGCGGCGTAGCATGCCCCAAAACTACCGCCCAGCCACCTACTCTCGCGGCATAAAAATCGGGAAGCCGACTTTTCGGAAGGTGTATGGCAAGAAACGGACTCAATGGGCAACCGGGACCTGGAAAAATGATTGGCAGCACGACGAGTACGCGAAGATGCCGCAATGCTCGGACGAGGAGCTGGAGCGGCGGTGGAATAACGTTACTGAGAATACGTACGAAAACAAACATGTGAAAAAGGAAGAACGACGAGGTGGGAAAGTTATTCGGACTTATTAGCCTGCTGCTCCTGGCCGGCTGCACGACGAATACGACGGTGATAAAATCGGCATTCACGGAAGGTACGACTGCTGAAGAGGTTGCCGATTACATGGAGATGATTGAGTGCAAGGATTCGTGCTGGGTATACGACAGCACGTTTTTTGAATGGAAAATAAAGTGCAAGGGGGATCCGCGCTGATGGGCAAAAAAATAATTTCCTTTTCATTGTGGGGCGAGGACACGAAATACACGGCAGGCGC